AGTACCCAGGTAGACTCGGCGTGATGCGGCTGTTTGTCGTATCAACGACCCCCTCCGTGTCGAAGCTGATGGTGTCGATGAGCACCTTCGTGCCTGAAGCCGCGTTTATATTCTGCGCCGCGTTTCGATAGGCCCTGGCCTTGATTCTGCCCATATTGCACATGTGAACGATGTCGAGAACCTTGGTCCTCACGCCGTCGATGGTGCCATAGTCCACATTCCCGCCGATCCTTCCCGCCAGTGTGTCAACCGCGAGCTTTAACTCCCGGATAATGTCGGGACTGCCGAAAGGAACATCACTGATTGCCGGTATCTCAGCCATTCAACAACTCCCTTGCCGATGTAGCTATTTGCACCCTTCTCACCGGGATATTCCCCTCAAGCTGCACCTCCCATTTCATTCCCCTGAAGCCCGAGGGAAGCCGGAAGGGTTTCTCGTCGCTTACGAGCTTGGTGAACTTCAAAACCCCGTCTACATAAAGTTTGAATGTTATAAGAGAACTTATCTCCACGTTGTTCGCGCTCATGAGAAAATCGCCGTTATACGGGAAGCGGTTGTATTCAAACTCGTTATACGCGCCGCCAAGGTTCCCCGCAGCGAAAAGGTCTGCGTTATAGTCCGCGATATACGCATCGGACTCTACTAGGGCCAGGACGGTATTGTAAAACTCGCTGTCCATGATAATCCGTGCCGCCGAGAAGTTTATTCCGCTGTCCAGGGTGAACTTCTTGCTCTTCCATTTCGCCGTGAGATAGTTGTAATCATCCCCTTCCCATTCCTTCACGCACAGGGGGATTGTCTCGGGGGGATTGTCTTCGTCTATCTCGTCCTGCATGGCGAGGTAGAAATCCGCGTCCTCTGCGGTCACATGGCAGGCATAAGCGTAGATGGTGAGCGTCGAGAGGATCTTGTTCCCGAAGTCGATCACTATCCCGCCCTCGTCCGCGCCGGATTTGTAGAACCCGAAATACTTGTCATGGTAGAACGCGCCATGCATGGTAGTCGGGTGGTACTCTTTCCAGTCGCTCGGATTCAGAATCTCAAAGGTCACGTTCGATGCGGAGCCGTCAGATGCAATCCGTATCAGTCCTTCCTTGGAGAGATAGAACACGCCTTCCTGTGCGGATACCGCAGACCTCTTCGATATGCAGGGGTAGAAAGCGTCTATCTGCTTTTTCTGCATGTTCTCCGGGTGAGTGCCGTAAACGATATAGGGGTTCCCCTTGGTCAATACGATTACCGAAGAACCGCAAGCCTTGGTTGCTACAACATCGAAGGGGAAGGACATCCGATACCCGGAGGGCCATGCATGGGGCCTGTTCGGGACCGAGAAGCACAGCTCGTTGGCGTAGAAGCCGAACAGTGCGCCGTTGGGGAGAATCCCCAAGCCTTTCATGCCTGTCAGGGGAACCTCCCAGGTGATAGACGGGCAAACCACAGCCGAAAGGTCTTCATCGTCTATATCATCACCAGCCGTGAAGTGGCCCGCGTTCCATGCACCCGCCGGATGGATGGTCGTGCATTTGTAGAGCGTGCCGGAGTAAATGACGTAATCACCCACAGCATAAGCGGTTGTCTCATTGAACCATGTAGCATCCAGGACTTTCAGGAACTCTGCCGTGCCTGCGGTCCCGCTTGCCGTGCGGTAAAGGCGATAGGTGGTTATCCGTCTGTTCGCGTAATCACCTTCCGTATCGTTGGAAACGTCCGTCAGGCCGGAAATTCCCACGGGTGAAGCCGCAACGGTTGTCCCTCCACCAATGGCCGATGGCAGGCCCTCTTCCCCGTAAGCGGTCACGTAACATCCGACATAATATCTCGTCACGTTGCCGCCCGAGGCTACCGTGGGGGCAGATGCCGGAGCGGGTACTCCCACCTTGTAGTAATCCGTGGACAGCTTGAATGGGTCCGAGATATTATCATTGGCAAGGCCGCGCATCTCGGTTTCGCCCGTGAAATACATGCGTTCGTAGGAGTCGTTCGCAATCGGAGTTCTGACATAATCAAGATCGTTCGCGCTCTCTGCCCAATAGTCGGTGTCGTTTGCGGTCCATTTGAATAGTCCCGCCACGGAATCAAGGGCAAGGCCGGTTAACTTTCCCGGCCTGTTCCATGCGCGGAAGTCGCCCTTTTCCAGCTTGCAGTTCTCCGCTGTCTGGGCCGCGTCGTTCAACAGATCGTCAGGTGCGACCTTAGGGGAAATGCCCTTGGGGGTCTCGATGGTGATTTTCATTGACAAATATCCCTATACTGTGATAACTTTAAGTATGAAGATAGCGTGTTTAATCCTATTGGCCGTTCTGGTCGCATCTCCAGCCTACTCATGGGAGCCCGATCCGTGGAGCAGGACGGATGTTGCGTGGTACTAGATATTTTATGGAAAGGATATCTGAACAAAATATACCCTCTCTGCTACGTTATATGATACTGTGTACCCTGTGGCGCTTGTGCTATTAACAAACCCACCGCCGCAACTGGGAATATTAAATAAAACCGTTCCGGTGCCCGAACTTCCATCGGGATTTCGATAAATATACCTATTTATGTTTTGAATGCGATCATATGCGCCGAACGACCACCCCCTTTCTCCGATGGTTTTAGCACCTATGGCTACGCATATAACAAGTGACGGCCTAAACCCGGTTGTTACGGTATCAGCAGCCGTATCATTGACATATTCCCCGGAATGGACGTACACTCCCGTATCTGCAAGGCTTAATTTTCCGTATGATGGCAACGCAGCTTCACCGGCACTCTTCAGATAATTACCAGCAGCAACAGCAGCGATTGCCCCCATTGTGCCTCCCGATGTTTTGGTCAAAATGTCACCTATTGTCCTGTTGTCGGCATCCAGCAAATTTGCTTCTACTGCTGACAAGGTGATTGCATGCAGCTTCTCAAGATCCGCCTTCACAACACCGGATTCGTGCAGATTCTCAAGATCCGCCTTCACAACACCGGATTCGTGAAGCTGACTCAGTTCAGCTGCTGTTGCCGTGTTGCCCTTACACACAGCCTCGATCTCTGCCGGTGTAGCGGTCAGATCCCCCTGGTCGGAGTAATCGGCCATTGCCTCGATGAGCCCCGCAGTCGGGCAGCACCTTACCGAATGATCGTCCGTATAGGTGATTGAAAGGGCCTCTGTGCCTTCCTGCGCCCTTCCCCTAACATCCGCTTCGCCCCCCGGTGTCGTGCCGACGGTCATGGTGTCGCCGGTACGGGCAATGATCTTGATAATCTCCCGCGCACCGTTCTTGTCCGTGATGGTGATGAGCGTCCAGTCCGACGCTCCAAGCGTGGGAAAATCATCCCCATGCCCTGTGGCTACGTTTATTGCGGTAGATGTTGTGGTTATGCTTTCCGACAAGGTGGTGTCGGCGTTGTTCGATGCCTTATACCCCATCTGTGTCACCTCGTTTTCGTGGTTTGTACTGAGCTTCGATCAGGTCACGCCTGCCAAGCTGCGTTGCGAACAGTTCAAAGTAGGATCTGGATTGGTCCATCGAGTAAGGGTCTGTCTCTCGCGCATAGGCCAGATAGAGCATCCCGTTCTTGATAACGTCCTCGTAGGTGTCATCCAGGGTTATGGCCTCATCGCTTGCAATATCCGAAGGAGACTTGGAGTAAACCTGCTCCAGATAGCCGAAGGAGGAAGTGGGCTGTGGGGGATACACGTAGAAGTTCTTGGGGTCTTGCTCGTCGAAGAAGAACAGTTCAGCGGTCGCGCTTGCCTCTGCCGAGTGCCAGTCCCTTTCGATGACATTGAATTGATCGAGGTCGCCCTTGACCACCGCCCTTCCCGGAGTGGTGCCGTCCGTTCCCATGTTCCGAACGATATTGATAAGCTGAACGCCGTCAGAGGGGATGGACTGCTTGGTTCCCGCCACGCACACCACGGCCTCGTTCACGACATAGGCGTTGGGCTTGAGATAGACGATGAGCCTTTGAATGCTGTTGAGGTAGCCTAAGTGTTCGGCTGCGCTCCACCGGTCGTTGTCGGTGTCCTGGAGAATCCCCTCAACCGTGTCGATGATCGTTGAAGCAAGGATGGTTCCCATTTCTCCCCCTTAGAGGTAGCTGTCAAACTCGGTTTCGTCTTCCAGTTCAGCCGCCAAACACTCTTCCGGGCCGAGGAATCGCTTCAGGTCGCTCATGGCCTGGTCGAAGTAGCGTTCATATTCCTCTTTCGCCTTGAGAAATTCCGGGTTGGACATGGACTTGATCTTGAAGATTTCCCGGCACACGAAGTTGACGAGAAGATCACGGCAGAGATGCTCGGGTATCTCCGCGGGGCTTGAATCGAAGGCGAGCGCCGTGGGCTTCTTGTAGTAGTGAAGCTGGAGAGTTTCCGCTGAAGAGGGAATGCGCTGGTAGTACAGGTACGATCCCCTCACCGCCACACCCCACACGCTCCCTGCCTGGTCCTGTGTGGAAACGTGCCTGAGAAGTTGAGGGTAACTGTTGAATATCTTCACCCGCCGATTGAGCGTGGTGGAATGGCAGTAGTAGAGCTTCTTCTGATAATCATCCGGCAATGCCACATACGGTTCCGTGGTCCCGGCCTCAACCGTGTCGGAAGTGGATAGTTCGGGCAGGAGAATATCGGGATGCCCCGATATCTCCTTCATGCCCTGGTTGAGATAGCGAAGGATGCGCGTGGAGGTAAAGGACGGGTCCTGGACCCGCCCTATAACCTCAGTGATTAACTCTGTTACGGTTTCGTGGGCCACTAATCGTCACCGATAGCCAGCCAGTACCCGTCTGCCGATGCCGTGTGCTTGATGGTCACATCGCCGCCCGAAAGCGGAAACGTCTCGGTAACGGCGGGTGCATCAGCCACAGCGGACGCCCCCGAGTGCTGGAGCAGCATCATGTCTACCCTGGTGAGGCCGGTAGCTATGTCGCCGCCCGACTCGGTGCTGGACGTGGTGAAGGTTCCCCACTTGACCCGTTTGTTCCCGAATACGGTGTTGCCCAAAACTGCGGACGTAAAAGCCATGACCTACCCCCTTAGTGACCGATGCACAGTCTGACGGGCTTGTATTCGCCATTCACTCCGGCGGTTCCGAACATCACACCGACAACCGGATCTTCAGCGGTTGCAAACACCTTGACCGCGCCGGGTACGCTGAAGGAAATAGTGACCTTGGACCCTACTGCGGGAGTACCATCAATGAGCACAGCCGCCACGCCGAGGCACTGGAGCCATGCGTAGTAGTTCGCGGGCACGTCCACGAGGGGAACGCCCACAGGGGTCGATGCCTGCGTGGTGGTGTGGCTTACCCCGTAGGCAGGGTTGTGAACGAGGGTGAACTCGGAGGACGTGGTGAGCGCCGTGCCCCTGATCGGTTCCGCGAGGGTGAGGGTGATCGAGGTGCCGCTGAGGGCTACCGCGGTGTTGGACTCGATCTTGTAGCTGTCGCCAGCCGCCGTTCCGTCATTAATATGGAGGAAGCCGTTGGCAAACTCGTTCTCCGCAATGGCCGGGTTCGCTGCGGTGATGGTGAGGGTCATCTGCCTTTCTCCGATTGCCACGGCAGAGCCGGTCTTGTTCACGACATCGGAGTCGATAGCCTTCGCGCATGCCAGCTTCCCGGTGGAAAGGCCGCTGCCGCCGTCCTTGGCATAGATGAAAGCCCTGCCGTCTGCGGTGTACCGGACCTCTCCGACCTCATGATTCCGGGTGGAAGAAATCTGCCTCGGGGTCTGAGCCCATCCCCTGATTTTCAGTGCTGAAAAATTCGACATCGTTGTTCTCCTTTTGAAGCGGTTTAACGGCCCCCACCCCCGCTCCAGGGACTATTTTGAGGGCCGTTTCAAAGTG